GAGAAGTTATCAGATGAAGAGGCTGAGATAATAGAGATGATAGATACTATGGAAGCACTGGAAGATTGAAAAGAGTAAAAGTATAGTATACTTGATACTCTGCCGATCTAAAAGGTAACTATACTTTACTTTTGGTACTAACAATTATGATTGGAGATATAAAGAAAGAGATACTGAATAACAGGAAGTTGCGTAGGGCTTATATGAATAAGAACCTATACCGTTATTGTAGATACTATTTTTCCAATTATTATACATTCCCTACGCCTGAGTTTATTCTGCCTGTTTACAAAGCACTCGAAGAATGAAAGAATGTTTTTTTTGAGGCGTTTAGATATTCTGCAAAAACTACATTAGCTCAGATGTATCTAAATAATGTCGTAGCGAATAGGAAGCGTAGACATATAATGTGGTATTCTGATACAGGAGAGGGTAGTACAGATAATCTTATGTATGTTGCGAATAGTTTTATCGAGAATGATAGATTTATTAGAGATTACTGACATCTATATTATGATGAGAATCCTACTAAGTTTAAGAGTAAGACGATAAAAGGTAAGAGTAAGTATATAACAGAGAACGAATGTTTGTTGTCTGGTATGTCTTTGGGTATGTCTCCTAGATGAAAGAACTATACTGCTACTGACTGAAAGTATAGACCAGATCTCATTGTGTTTGATGATATAGATACCAGTAAATCAGCAAGAAGCAAAAAGATTATAGATAAGAATCGAGATTTCCTTACACAGGAAATCTTTGGTGGTATAAATCCTAGCACACAGCTTATAGTTCTTGGTAACACGATTTATGAAGACTGACTTATCCCAAGACTTAGACAACATTTTGAGAACGATGAAGATTGGCTTATTATTAGACAACCAATATACGACCAAGATTGAAAGATAGTATGGGATAGGTTTGTTGAGACTAACGCTGAAGCAGAGGAGAAGAACCAATGAATTAAGAACCCTCATTTTATGTATGTTTCGTTAGAGAAAGAGCGTGAGAGGTTGGGTAGTATATCGTTTGGACAGAACTATCTATTGCAACCGTATGTGAGATGAATGGTTATTGTTCCATTACATTTAATAAATAAGGTAAATGTAGACGGCTTCTATTTCGATAAGGTAAGGATAGGTATAGATACAGCAATATCGAAGAAGACAGAGAGCGATAGAGTTGGTATGACAGTTACTTGATGGGACGAATGAAAGAAGTATGTGTTAGAATCTATTAAGCTTGAATGACAAGCTAAAAGAATGAGGAATCAGATTAAGGTAGCAAAAGAGTTGTACAATAAACGAGGCTCTCATACAGATAACATATCGTTGAATGTTGAGACCGTAGCGTTCCAAGAAGTGTTGGCTGATTATCTAAAAGAAGAACACATGGCAGTCAATCCAATAAAAACTAATAGAGATAAGGTTACGAGGTTGTTGGAGTATCAATGAGAGTTTGAGAGTGGCAATATATTCTTCAACACCAAATGATGTGAAGACTTGATAGAGGAGTTGTTGGCTTTCCCTAATTGAGAATTTGATGATATGGTGGATTCACTTATGCTAAGTTTCTGGGAAGAAGAGAACGAATGGGTAATTGTAGCATAAACATAAAATCTCTTGCATATCAATCTACAAAAGTTATTTACAATATGAGCTTTTATTTCCTTGTTATGAGTTATGCAATTCAATTTCTTAGGGAAGACATTCACTATATGAGATAATAAACAAGTAAAGACTGAAGATAATTTTATCACTAATGTATCGAATAGAGGATACCAATATGTATGACAGGATATAACCTCTTGTGGTAGAATCAATATAGATAGACATACAATGTATAGAGTACATAAGACAAACAAGATGGCGTTCTCTTACACACAAAAGATTTCGCAGATGGTTGGAGCTAAATGATTTTCTGTTATAGATTATGAAGAGAACGAGATTTCTGAATCAGAGCAGAGGAAAGTATTAGAAACATTATATTCTTATGTGTGAAGGAAACACGAGATGAATGAGTTTATCAAACAGTTCTTTGATCAAGCGTTTGCTAATGGGCAGGTATTTGCTGTACCTACAAAGATAAACTGATTTTGATTATTGGCTAGCACAGATGATTGGATAAAGTTGTTAGATGGTAGGGGTATGTCAATTAAGACAGATAAGTATGACAACCCTGTATCGTATGAATATAAATCTAAATACTGAATGGAGACTATATTTCCTACACAGATTGTAGATTACATAGCATATAGAGATATAGATTGTGTATATAGAGGAGAGAGTTTGTATCGTTCTGTAGTTATGGACGCTATAACTAATGATGAAGCGAGTAGAACCCAGATGTATTTCTTTAAGAATAATGCACAACCAAATTTGTTTATTATGTTGAATCCTGAAGCGTTCAAGTGACAAGATTGACCTGAGAAAAAGAAACAGTTTGATACTGAATGGGATAAGAAGTATAGCTGACCTGACAATACAGGTAAATATCACTCTTCTTATGTAGCTAACGATATAAAGACCCTGGATTTATCTAATGTGGATTTAGACCTTATCAATTTAAGGAAAGATAACGACGCTAGTTTGTCTACAGTATTTATGTTAGACTCTAGATTGATCGGTTTACAAAAAGATAGTGGCTCTTACGGAGAGGTTGAGGTAACGACAATCACACAAGGTAACGAACAGATAGATGCATACGGTTATATGTTCTCTGATTTCATAACAGCGATATACAAGAAGTTTATTGACCCAACATTTCAATATTATATAAAGCTAAAGAACGCAGAATTTAAGAATATATATAAAGATAAGGAACTATGAATAAAAGAGAGGGAGAAATGATTGATAACTCCTAACGAATATAGACAGAAATTTGATATGGTAGAAGCTACTGAAGAGGATATGAATATGTTTTCTATTATAGGTTGAGTATCTAACAGCACAAAGAAAGAGGAGGAGACGGTAGAATAAAAAAGTATTGTAATATCGTTTGGATTAGTTAATAAGAAGATAGGCTTTATATATTTATACCTGCTTATGGATAAAAAATTAGAGGACTTTTGAGATAAAAAAGAGCTAAAGGACTTTGTTAATGACAATGGATTTTTCTTTAATATGGTTGCTAACTCAATCAGTAAAGAGAATATGGAAGAAGCGTTAGATGATTTCACAAAGAACGCTATAGAGACTAAGATAGATGTACCAACAGGAGAGAACATAATGATATTTAAGTGATTGGCTTCACAAGCATACAAGAAAGGTGGTAAGAATAGGAACGGCTATAAGATAGACCCAAACGGTTGGGATTTCACAAACTACATGAACAACCCTATAATCTTGTTGCAACATAACGCTTCAACAGGAGGTATAGGTAAGGCTATCAAGTTTGATATTAATAATGATGGTTTGAATATACTGTTCTTTGTCGATCTGAACACATTAGACGACAAGACAAGATACCAAGTAGAGAATGGATATATTAGTGCTATAAGTACTGGACATATTACTGAAGAAGACGGAATCGAAGACAACAAAACAGGTAAAGTATATTCTATAGAAGACGCTATGGAGAAGTTTTGATGGGAGAATGTATGGTCTGCTTTTATGTGAGGAAGTGATCTATATACATATATAGTTACTAAGGCACAAGCTATCGAGAATAGTTTGGTTACTATTGGTTCTAACGAAAAAGCTATTGCATTACCAAATGCGATAGGTAAATATGCGTTAAACAGACACGCACCTTTAATTAATAAATTAGAAGAGATGAAAAAAAATGCTGAAGACAAAAAGTTAGAAGATGTTAAAGTTAATGAAGAAGACAAAGTAGAAGACAAAGTAGAAGAAAAAGAAACTGAAGAGAAAATTACTGAAGAAAAGACAGATGAGAAAGTGGAAGACAAAGTAGAATCTGTTGAAACTAATGATGAAGATAAAGTAGAGGAAGTAGAGGAAGAAGTTACTGAAGAAGTTACTGAAGAAGAAGCAGAAGAAGAAACTAAGGAAGAAACAACTGAAGAAGAAGACCAGACTCCCGAAGATACTTCTGAAAACAAGGCTGAAATTGCCAAGGGGGAAGAGGTAAAAGATAATAACATATCTGAAAATGATATGGTTACTCAACTAACAAACGAGTTAGAAGAGCATAAGTCTTTGCTGAAAAAAGCAGAGGAAACAATAGTAAACATGTCTAACGCTATGGAGGATAAGGACAAACTTATCAAGATGGCTAACGATTATGTAATATCTCTATGACTTTCTTTTGACGCTGAGGCTAACGCTAACGGTGATAAAAAGAAAACGATTCTTGAGAATAGAATCAAAAGAGCAGAATAAACTTTTATATTAAAATTAAATTATTATGAGTAAAGTAAATCAATCAATGTTAAATGCTATTGAAAAGGCTGCTAAGTTAATGAATACTGATTCGGTTGAAGCAATAGAGTCTTTCAAGAACGCAGTAGAAAAATCAAAAGCTAACAGAGAAGCTAACGGTGGTCTTGTTAATGTAAAGACAAACTCTTGACCAGACGAAACTATGTCTACAGGTAATGTAGGATATGGTGCTGAAGCAGTTGTTGGACAAGTACGAACTGATGAAATGTATTCTATGATTTCACAGATGCCAGGACTTCTTCCATTGCTTCCGTCTAATCATGGACAGAAACAAGGAGATACTGTTAATGTAGCTATCTACGGAGAAGCTGGACTAATGAATACAGCTACTGAACCTACAGGTTCACAAACTCTTGTTGATGTTACTACTGATAACGCAGTAGCTACTGGTAATGTTGCCGTTAAGATTAAATCTTTCAGAACTAAGGTAGGTATAACTAAAAAGGAAATGCACGATGCTATTATGGGAGGACAAAACTTCTATAGTTTCGTACAGAACAGAATCCTTTTGGCTGCACAAAGAACACTTGAAGCATATATTATCAACGCTGATGATAGATTGACTAAAGATGTTGAAGCTACAGCTAATGTAAACTTCTACGATATTCCAACTACTGGAACTATCCCTGCTGACGCTTACTACTTAGGTGGTGATCAAGGTATTAGATACAACGGTATCGAAGATGTTGACGGAATCGTTGGAGGTAATGTTGCATTCACAAGAGGAACGCTTCTATCTACTATGGATAGATTGTCTGACTATCTTGATGACTATAACAATCTTCTTTGGATCGGTAATGGTAAGACTGCTACTAAGATTAGAGGACTTGCTGAATACTCTACTATGGAGAAATTCAACGACCCAACTAATACAATAGGAGGACAAGTAATGGCTCCTGAAGGAATCAGATTCTACACAGCTAAACATAACCCATCATTTGTTGGTGTTAGTGGTAAGGTAGAGCAAGGAGTTGGAGCTGCTAATGACTTCAATCAATTATCTCTTATCCACAAAGCTGCACCACAGATTGTGTTTGGTAGAGATATGGAAATAGTAATGCACGAAGATTCACAACAAATCATATTTGATGTATCAATGCGAGCAGGTTGTAATGTTGCTTCAAGAGAAGCAGGATTTGGACCGTCTGTTGCTACAGCAGTAGTACAAAGATAGTTACCATAAGGGGGTAGGTGGGTTACGCCTACCTTACCTCCTTTTTTTAATCTTAAATATATGAGAATGATATTAAAGAACCGTACACAAGAACAGCATATATGAGTTGAAGTACTGGGTCGCAATGTCCAAGTATGACCTTGAAAGAGTATTGAAGTTAACGAATTGGTAGGTAAATGATTATTGTCTAATTACTGACATATCTTTATGAAAGTAGAGAGTGATAGTGATAAGATAGAATGAGTAAATAAAGATAAAGAATCTTTAAGAAACCAATTATCCGTAGTTCAAGAAGAGAATAAGATATTAGCTTGAAATATAAACACTCTTAGCGAAAAGAATAGTGCTTTAGAGGATATTATAAATACAAATAAAGAAACTATCATAAAGCTAAAGAACGCACTTGCTGAAAAATGAGAATCAAAAGAGGAAGAAGAAGCTGAAGTAGAACTTAGCGATTTAGAGAAAGTGCAGATAGAGTATAAAGAAATTACAGGCGATGATGTGCCAAACAATAAGAAGAACGATATAGAACGATTACAAAAGAAAATAAAGGAAGAGCAGAAAGATAAAAAATAGTTATTTATATATAACACATAGAAGAGATGTACACAACTCTAGCTGATGTTAAAATATTCTTAGGCATAACGGATAACAATAGCGACACAAGAATAGATATGTATCTTGCACAGACTAAAGCTATCTTAGATGTTTATTTATGAGATTTGACACAAGGTGCTAGAGTTTTTTATATCTCTTTTTGTGATTTCTATGACGGCTATTTTATAAGAATTTTGGCTCGTAATATCACAGCTATCACAAATATAAACAATATAGCATACACAGGTGTATTAGATACAGACTACCAAATACTTCCACCATACAATAGTGTATTGTATATCAAAGATTTTTGAGACTACAACACTAACCCTAATAGCTTCCCAAAGTTTCCTATAGAGGTTATTTGTGGGTATGTTAGTTGAAGTTCTGAGTATGAGTTCTTATGATTCTTACAGACTCTTATGGTAGAATGATTATACGCAAAAGAGAATGGCTTTGATGTCAAGAGTTACAAACTGTGAGATAGGTCATTTACATTTGCTGATAGAGATTGAATGGCAAATGATATAACTTCGT